CTTCAGCGCGGCCCCTGACCGCAAGGGCGCACAAGTGCTTGTGCCTCTTGTCAGTTCGCTGACCGCTACCACGTTCAACGGCAGCTACGCGACCTGCTCTGGCACCAAGACGGTTGTTACCATCAACCTCACGGCGCACAAGATTATCACCGTCGGCCAAGACGACATTTCCGCGTGGAATTCGTCTTCCGCCTCGCTGGAATCTTTCGGGCGTCAGCAGGGCGCGGCCCTCGGCTTGCTTGTCCTTCAGGACATTCTGAGCCTTTGCACTACGGCCAACTTCTCGCTGGCCACTGCCGTAGCTAGCACCGCGCTTGACGTGCCACAGCTTCGCGCCGCTCGCCTCGCTCTTAACCAGAACGACGTGCCGCAGGAGCCGCGCTCGATGCTCATTGATTGCACGCCTTATGACGCGCTGCTCGGCGTCACGAACTTTGTTCAGGCACACATGTTCCGCGACAACGGAGTGCTCGAGAGCGGCAAAATCATGCGGGCACTTAACTTTGATTTCTACGAAATCAACAACCTGTTCCCGTCCGGCGCGTCCGTCATGGCCTTGGCCGCTCATCCGAACGCCATCGCGGTTGCGATGCGTTACCTCCAGCCGCAAGACCCGTCCGCTTACGAGGTTGCTCAGGCCGTCACCGACCCGCAGACCGGCCTTACCTTTGGCCTCCGCAAGCACTACGACCCGAACACGGGCCAGCGTTACATCAGCATGGAGTGTAACTACGGTTACGCTCGCGGCCTGTCCACTGGTGCCCGCGTCATCAAGCGCACCGACTAACTCTAACCAAACCAACTAGCAAACCGATGGAGTGCGGCCCATCGGTTAGCTTTTCAAAAAGCTAGCTTCCCCCGGCAGGCCGCACCCTGTCGGGGGTTTTCTTTTATGCCAAACGAAATAGTCGAAAGCGTTGCAAAGATAATTGCGACTCATAAAAGCGATGAAGACTGGCACGTCATTTGCCCTATTGAGATTTGCGGAGGAGTTGAATCCAAAATGATAGCTGCAAAACATCACTTCATTTCGCTTGGCTATTTTGCTGAAATCGTGAAGACGCAAACTACATACACCTTGTCGGTCAAAAAACACAACCCATGATTAGCCTCTGCCTCATTGTTGGAAACGTTCAGGAATACATTGAACGCTGCCTCCGCTCGTTCGCCGCTATTGGAGACGAGATTGTTGTGGTTCGCGCCATTGGCAACGCCAAGCCTGACGCCACGCAAGAGATTGCCATGCGCGTCTGTAAGGAGCTTGGCAAGCCGCTAGTCTTTGCTGACTACAAGAACAAGCCAGAGCATTCAGACTGGCCGCACGTGGACAGCTTTGCGGCGGCGCGGCAAATGTCCTTTGACCTCGCCAAATATGACTACGCATTTTGGTGCGACACTGACGACATCCTTGAAAGCGGCGCGGAGCTTGTGCGGCAACACGCACGGGAAGCCAAGTATGCGGCTTATATCTTCCCCTACAAAATCCTTGGCCTTGGCGTCAGTGTGCCACGGGAGCGGCTTATCCTGCGGGATTCTGGCCATTGGCATTATCCGGTGCATGAGTGTTTCCGGTTTAATGTGGAGCCAGTCAACGGCGCACAGGACGACGGCGTTGTGATTGTCCACTCGCCGCGCCACGACAAGACGGGGAGCAATGAGCGCAACTTGCGAATCCTGAAAAGCATTCCCGATGAAGAAATGCACCCCGGCCTGCTTTACCATCTGCACGGCGAATTGATGGGAATTGGCGACAAGCAAGGCGCAGTTGACGCTGCTTTGCGGGCATTCAATGACCCTCGCCTAGGCAAGGCAGAGAAGTATGAAATGCTGATGAATCTTGCCCGCATTGCCGAGAAGCCAGCCGAAAAAGAAGTGTTCCTTCACGAGGCATTCCGTTGCGACCCGGCTCGGCGAGAGGCTCTTGGCGTGTTGTCCGGCAACGCATTGGACTTTGGCCGGCCTGACTTGGCGATGGTCTATGCCCAGCAAATGCGGGCCACTCCCGCACCGCAGAAAACCGAATGGAATCACCGGCACGGCTTCTATGGCTGGCTTGGTGACGACATTTACCAGCAGGCTTTGCGCATGAACGGCGCGGAAGTGGACGCGAACCGGCTGCGGATTGCCAATTACATCAAGGCAGGCGGGTGCAAAATCTCATTGCTACACGCCACGCGAGGCCGTCCACAACGTGCCGTGCTTGCGCGTAAATCATGGTATGACATGGCAGAGCACCCTGAGCAGATTGAACACATATTTGCTTTCGATGCGGATGATGTTGAGAGCGCACCACTAGAGCGTTTCCATCACACCAAGCTGCCACCGGGTGGAGGATGCGTAGCGGCTTGGAATGCAGCGGCCAACCTTGCGCTTGGCGAAGTCTTGGTTCAACTCTCTGACGACTGGCTGCCGTCGCGGGGGTGGGACACGCAGATTTTGAACGCTATTGGCGACACGTCCAAGCCTTCCGTGCTGGCCATCTCTGACGGGCATCGGAAGGATGACCTCCTGTGCATGGCGATTTGCACCAAGGTTTACACGGTCAACGACAAGTTCCTGTTTCATCCTGATTTCACGGGCGTGTATTCAGATAACTGGTTCACGAAACAAGCCTATGACCGGGGCGCAGTCATTCAGGCGCGTCACATTGAATTCTTGCACCAGCATCCCATTTTCACCGGCGAAGCGATGGACGCGACACACTCCGCGCAGAATGCGCCGCACCGATACGCCGAGGGCAAAGCCGTTTATGACCGGCTCTGCCAAGGTAACGATTGGTCAACGTGCGAGGGATGGTTTGATTACTACCACTTTTACAAGGAAGTGGCGGACGCGCTTGGAGGCAACGACATTGCCGTTGAAGTGGGCAGCTACAAAGGCCGCTCCATTGCCTACCTATCGCAACGGCTGGCACGGCAAGGCAAGCATGGCGTTGCACTTTGGGCCGTGGACAGTTTCAAAGATGCGAAGCGCGAGGAGCTATCCGCTAACCTGATTCGCTGCGGGTGCGAGCGGGTGCGAATCTTGGAAGCCGATTCAGCGGCGTCGGCTGCCGGCTTCAATTCGGAAAGCGTGACGTTCGCCTATATTGACGCCGCGCACGATTACGAGAGCGTGAAGCGAGACATTGCTGCATGGATGCCAAAGATTAAGAGCGGCGGCATTTTGGCCGGTCATGATGCGCAATCTCCGGGCGTTCAAAAGGCCGTGAAGGAATTGCTGCCAAATGCCGAGTTCTATCTTCCCGTTTGGATGTATCGCAAGCCATGATTCTCTCCATCCTAACTCCCGCCGTTCCTTCGCGCTTTTCTCAACTGCAAAAGCTGTCGGATGAAGTCGCACGCCAGTGTCACGAAATAGGCACGCAGGACGTTGAACACCTGATTTTCTGCGACAACAAGAAGCGCACCGTAGGCCAGAAGCGCGACAACCTCTTGCGCATGGCACGCGGCAAATACGTCGCTTTCGTAGATGATGACGACTGGATTGCGCCCGGTTACGTGCATGAAATCCTGCTCGCGTCCAAGGACAACCCCGACGTTATCACATTCCGTCAGCGTGCCTACGTTGACGCGCTTTCCAGTCAGATTGAATTCAAGCTTGGCAATCCGAATGAGCCGTTCAACGCGGGCGGGATAACTCGGCGCAACGCATGGCACGTCTGCGCATGGCGTCGCACGCTAGCAATTCAATCGGCTTTCCCGGCGTCAAACTACGGCGAGGACTGGGCTTTTGCTGCCCCGCTTTGCGCTGCCAAGAACCTTGGTGAAATTCATATTCCAAGAGTGCTGCACGAATATCACCACAGTTCTAAGACCACCGAAGCCCCGCCGCCTTGAAACTATTGGCCGCGTGTGAAAGCGTCTTGGCATGAGTCTAGCCACAGAGATGGACGCAGACGTTGACGCTATCAAAGACGACATCGGCGTCAGCGTGACGTTTGGCGCGGCGACGCGCACCTGCCTATTGAATCGCCAAAGCAAAGAGCTTGGCATGGGCGACGCTGGCTACCTGTCCAACTTCGACTTGGAGCTTGTGAGCGTGATTTCAGATTGGACAACCGCACCAGCTGTTAACGATAAAGTAACAGTGGCAAGCGTGAACTACCGCGTGCTGCGTCGGGAAGATTCGGCCAATGGGATTCTGACGACCTACCAGCTTACCAAGGTCAACTAGTGAGCACTTCGCTTCAATTTGACGACGCCCGGTTCACTGATTCTTTGAACCGCATGGCCGCGTTTATTGGCGACGCTGGCAAGGTTGTGAAATTTGAGGCGGCGGCACTAGTAAGAGAGCTACAAAGACGCACTCCGCCATATACATACCAGCAAGGCGTGAAGGCAGTTGCCAGCGATTTGAAGAGCGTGTTTTTCCCTATTAACAAACGCGACGCGTCGTCGGCTTCCTCTGGCGCAATGCGGAAGGATGGAGCCGTCAAATTGTGGGTTACTAAAAATGGGTATGTGT